ATGAATACAATTATATACGTCTATATTGTAATGGTTTTATTTGTTACAGTAATGCCATTTTCCTATACCATTCGTAGTACCAATAATTTGTTTATGGAAACAGCTAATTTTATTCCTTTTAGAGATTTAACATTAAACTACGATGGGGCGGTTAGAGAAATAATATTAAATGTAATTATGATGATGCCTTTTGATTCTTATATCCAATAATTAAGAAAAAAGGTATTCTAAATACAGTTGCTTTAACCTTTCTTTTTAGTTTAATCATTGAAAGTTCTCAATTACTAAGTGCGTGGTGGGGTAGTTTACATTCGAGAAGTTTTGATGTGACGGATTTGATTACAAACACATTTGGAGGTTTAATTGGTTATCTTATTTTATAGTTTTAAGACCAGTTGTTTACATAATATTAAAAGAAAAAGAGTAAATGGAATATTGGATATTTACCAAGAGTATTTATTATTCGAGTAAAGGGTGCAAGAGTTCAATATCGGGGTTGTTGCAGGCCACTCCTTCTTTATTTATGTGAATCATTACATCATCTGAAAATAAAAGTAAAATTATGGCCATTTTTACACGTATTTTGACTGAACCCCAAATTAAAAAGTTGGTTCCTTAGCGTACAGGAATTCGACTTTTCTTAGGTTGGGACTTGCTTAGCGTATGATATCCGCGTTTTGGCGGTAGGACCCCAAAATGAATTTGAGGCATCAACTATTTTTCATCTAAGATTAAAAGAAAATGAAGTATTCACAGAACAATTAGGGATGACTGTAAATCAAATAGGGAGACAATGTCAATGAAGTCAATAGAGGTACACCAAGTAGTTCCTCTTGAAAATAATGAGTACACCTTAATTCTAAACTGTTATTTCGAGGACAGGACACATTAGGGTTTCTACTTCAAGGCGCTTAACTAAGCGTCTTTTTATTTTGCCCATCGTTGGGCTTCCGAGGTTCGGTAGGAAACTACCACAGCGCGGCGGACTTCGGAAGCCGAATGATGGCGAAAGTTGAGAGGAGGAATTGTCATGGAGCCAGGTGTGTATAAGATAACTAACTTAGTAAAAAGAAAAATTTATGTAGGTGAAGGTATGAACACGACAGAGAAGGAGATGAGTTCCTAATGCCGAGTAAAGCTAAACGGCCGTGTTCTTATTTTCGTTGTCCAGAGCTAACGACAGAACGTTTTTGCCAAGCACATAAGAAACAGTATGACCAAGAACGCGGATCTTCTAATAGCCGAGGTATGACGCAAAGTGGAGAAAGGCAAGGGAGTTATTTCTAGCGCAAAATCCACTATGCGTCCATTGTATGAGTAAAACCGGTTAACAGCTGCTACTGTGGTTGACCATATTAAAGCCCACAAGGGAGATCGTGCTTTGTTCTGGGACAAGAAGAACTGGCAACCGCTTTGTAAAAAGCATCATGACCAGAAAACTGTCAAAGAGGATGGAGGGTTTGGAAGATGAGAATTATCCTAGGTGAATATGTGACGGAAGGCTCGCCACAGGAGTTAGTAGAGTATGCTCAATTGACAGATAATCGGAAGGACAACAAACGTAACAATACGAAATTGACGGTTGACTTAAGAATACGGAGCTATGTCAAAAGTTATTGAACATACTTGATCACATAGCCCATACGACAACGTGTGAAGCTACACCGGGTTTACCTTGCTGAACAAATTCATGGTTTGAAAGAAAAATCAATATCGATTAATGACTAAGGGGGAGGGGGGATCAAATCTCTAGGGGAGTTAAGACTATAGACCGCGTCCCCCCTTAACGCAAACAAAATTCGTTTTATTTTGTAAAAGGGGGTAATTCCCATATGAGGGTGAGGTGAAGAACTTGGCGCGAAGAGCAAAACCATTGGAACTGCATCTGGTCCAAGGAAATCAGTCGCGGCTCACCAAGAAGGAAATCGAACAACGTCAGCAAGCAGAAGAACGGCTGAAACCGAAGAAAAATAAGGTGAAGCCCCCGTCCTGGTTGGACAATGTCGCCAAAGCGGAATTCAAACGACTGGCGAAAGAGTTGGCAGAAATTGATTTGGTAACGAACGTCGATGTGAACGCGTTGGCGACTTACTGTGATGCCTATTCTGACTATGTTCAATGCACGAAAATCATTCAGGAGGAAGGGCTGATCGTCGAGCACACCAAATAAAGCTGGCGAAACTAACAGCGTGCCTCATCCTTTGCTGACGAAGAAGAAGCAGCTGCACGATCAGATGCGTTCATTGGCGATCGAATTCGGGCTGACTCCCAGCGCGCGTGCCGGTCTTGCGAAGCCGAAAAAGGAACCCGAAACCGCAAACGGAATTCGAGAGAACATTCGTGATATCGTATGATCAAACAGTTTCTCATAGATTACAGCTTGGATGTGCTAGATGGTGAAGTGATCGCCTGTAAAAAGCACAAATGGGCGTGTCAGCGCTTTTTGCGAGACATCGAACGCGAGGGAACAGACGAATTTCCCTTTATTTTCGATGACGAGAAGGCGCTACGCTTTTTTCAGTGGATGAATCTCTTCCGGCACACCAAAGGCGTACTTGTGGGAGAGAAAATCGAGCCACATGAAATTCAGTATTTCGTCTTTGGCAATATTTACGGCTGGGTACATCACGATACTGGCTATCGTCGGTTCAAAAAAAGCTTACTGGCAGGTTGGTAGGAAAAACGCAAAGTCACAAAGCCTCTCGTGTGTAGCTAGTTATGAGGCAATGGCCCTTGGCGAGAACATGAGTGAGGTTTACTGCGCTGCCACAAAGAAAGACCAGGCGAAAATCGTCTGGAAAGAGACAAAAGCGATGCTGGACCGCTGCTCTGAACTGAAGGGCAAGTACAAAGTGGCCTATGGGGAAATTGTTCATATCCGAAAAGTCAATCGATCATCAAGGCACTGAGCAAGCAGGATGGAAAAACAGGTGACGGTTTGAATCCGCAGTGCGGGATCATCGACGAATACCCACGCTCATGAGACAGACGAAATCTACGAAGTCATTGATTCAGGTATGATCTCGCGGGCGCAACCACTCTTCATGATCATCACCACTGCAGGCACAAACCTGAACGCCCCATGTTATCGCAGTGAATACGATTATGTGTCGCGGCTTCTTGATCCGAATCGTCATGAAACGGAGAATGAAGAATATTTCGCCATGGTGAATGAGCTGGATAAAGATGAGGAAGGCAACCTGATTGATGATATCAAAGACGAATCAGTATGGGGAAAAGCTAATCCTATTGCCTGTTCGTATCCGGAAGGGATTAAAAACATTCACTCTAAACTGGTAGAAGCGCTGGAAAAGCCAGAAAAAATGGGCAAATTCCTTACCAAAAACATGAATGTCTGGGCTAATTATGGTGCTGCATCCTACATGCCGATGTACAAATGGCATTCATGCTCAATCATTCTACCTACTGTAGATATTAAGAGGTTTCCTTGCTATATCGGGATGGACTTATCCATCACGACTGACATCACAAGCATTGGTGGAGTGCACCCTCTTGGTGACGATATGTTTTTCGTCTGGCAACACTCCTTCATTCCAAAAGAAAAGCTGGCTGAGAGGATGAAAACAGACAAAGCACCCTATGACTTATGGATCAAACAAGGCTGGCTAGAGGTAACGCCTGTGAGGTCGTCGATATAGCTTTGTGGAGGCTTACCTAAAGCGCATCCCGAGATGAAGGGTATAAAATTCTTGAAGTAGATTACGACAAATATAACGCAACTCACCTAGCACAAACACTCGACAGTGACGGCTTTGAAATGGTAATTATTCCACAATCGATTAAACATTTATCGGAGCCGACAAAATCCTTTCGAGATCACGTCTATCAGAAAAAGATCATCCATGCTGGCGATGGGATGCTAGCTTGGGCCATTGGAAATGCTGTGACAAAACTGGATTCTGAAGAAAATATGAAGCTAGATAAAAAGAAATCAAAAGACCGTATCGACCCAATCGCAGCAGTTATCATGGATTTACTCGAGCAATATGTCAAGAAGACAGTCGATCAGTTTACGAAAAACGGGAGCCGAGATCGCTCTAACACATAGAAAGGAGGCAGTTTCGTGGGTTTTTCTCTCTAAAATACTTGAAAAAAGACCAAAAATTACAGTTGAAAATGTACGAGAAGCCTGCCTGTTGGTAGGTTTTTTTTAGTTTTGGTTATGGGCTTGGCAAGTTTACCCGCCTCCAATGTGGATAATCTGTGGATTAATGGTGCTGTTTGTCGGTCTGCCAGCAAGAAAAGAGGGCCGATAAATGGGAATTTTCACAGATTAGTAGATAAAAGACCATACTCAATGAATGATTTTACGCGTGATATCAGGTCTTTTTTGCATGGAAAACAGGCTTGTCGGGGGTAACTGTTAATGAAGAGACAGCCCTTCGGTACATTACTGTATATTCGTGTGTTCGTGTACTGGCTGAGACATTGGGCAGTCTCCCTTTATCTGTCCATCGTGCAAGATCAGACGGTGGAAGTGACAAAGCTCAAGATCACCCAGTGTATGAGCTTATCCATGACCTCCCCAATGACGAAATGACAACACAGACCTGGCGTGAGGCATCAATGGCCATCTTACATTAAGCGGTAACTGTTACTCGATTATTACGCACAAACAATAAAGGACAGGTAGTTGATCTTTATCCGGTAGACTGGCATATGGTTGATCCGAAACGTAACCCCAACACTGGAAAGATGAATATCACATTGCTGATCGAGGTAAAATAGAAGTTTTCCCGATTGAAAAAGTTTTTCATATACCAGGCTTCGGATTTGACGGGATCAAAGGCTATAGTCCCATTCGAATGGCTGCTGAATCTATCGGGATCGGAATGGCTGCTTCTGAGTTTTCAGCGCGATTCTATGGTCAAGGGATGAATATAGGAGGCGTTTTCGAGCACCCGAATGCGTTGAGTGATGGTGCGTATGGACGCTTACAAACATGGATCGATGAAAAAGGATCAGGAATGGCCAACTCATGGAAGCCTCTTATTTTAGAAGAAGGGATGAAGTTTAGTCGAATCCCGATGCCACTAACGGATGCTCAATTTATTGAAACACGAAAAATTCACCCGTGATGAAATAGGCGGGTTATTTCGCGTGCCGCCACATATGATTGGAAATTTGGAACGAGCCACTTTCTCAAATATCGAGCATCAAGGCATAGAATTTGTTCAACACACGATGCTCCCGTACATCACCAAATGGGAGCAAGCAATTAATTGGAAGCTGTTCACAAAAGAAGAACGTGAGAAAGGGTATTATGCAAGATTTAACCTTTCCGGTCTTTTGCGTGGCGACTACAAGAGTAGGCAAGAAGGTTTAGCCATTCAGAGACAAAACGGCGTTATCAATGCCGACACTTGGCGTAGTTTGGAAGGAATGAATCCGATCGATGGGCCAGAAGGACAGGAGTATTTAGTTAATGGAAACATGATTCCAGTAACAGCGGCAGCTAGTAAAGGAGGTGAAACAGTAAAATGAGTGTTTCTGAAATCAGAGCAGAGATAGATAAGACAAAAGATAAAATCCGTCCCAAATTCTGGTCCTTTAAAGTCAATAATCAGAATAAAGGAGAACTTTATCTTTACGGGATTATTGAAAATTACTCGTGGTGGGGCGATGAATTGACGCCAAAAAACGTTTCAAGCGGAACTTGATGCTTTAGGCGATGATATTTCGGAGTTACATGTTATATCAACTCAGATGGCGGAGATGTTTTTGCAGGGCAAACCATCTATAGCATGCTAAAACGCCACAAAGCACAAGTAATAGTCCACATTGACGGAATAGCGGCGTCAATTGCGACTGTTATCGCAATGGCTGGCGATATCATTCACATGCCACGAAATGCCAGTATGATGATCCATGGGCCGTGGACATATATTAGCGGCAATGCGGAACAGCTGCGGAAAAGAGCAGATGATTTGGACGCTGCAAAAGAGGGAATGATTGCAGCCTATCAAGAAAAAACAGGTATAGACCGAGATGTTCTTTTACCAATGTTAGCGGTAGACACATGGTTGACGGCAGAAAAAGCCGTTGAACTAGGGTTTGCGGATGTAATTGATGAAGATAAGCAAATTAATGCGTGCCTAACTGACGGTAAGTGCGTAATTAACGGACAACAAATGGATTTGATAAGAAAATACGAAAATGTTCCTCAAGATTTAGTAACTGCTAATGCATCAGCAGAAAAAGAAAAAGAAAAAGCAAATACACCCCCAGAAACAGAGCGTCCGATAAGGTCGCTTTCTTTATATGAGAAAAGGATTAAAAATAACAATCACCGGAGGTTTTAAACGATGGAAAAACAAAATGCAATGTTGTTTTCTATGAATCTTCAATACTTTAACGAGACTACCGTGCAAGAATTGCTACAGATGCGTGCGGAGAAAATTGAACGTCAACAAACCATTATAGCTCTTGCTAAATCTGAAGAGTCTCGTGACCTGACCAAAGAGGAAGACCAAGAATTCGAAACGCTAGAATCAGAGATCTTAGAGATGGATAGTAAAATTGAGGCTAGACAAAAGATGGAACGCCGTGAAAGCATTGTGGCCAATCGAACAAAAGAGTTAGGTACAACAGTGACCCCTTTTCGTCCAAGCGCATTATTTGGGGCTTCTGTACAAGATACACCGAGAGATAATGGCGGGTTTTCTAATTTTGGGGAATTTGTTCATGCGCTTCGTTTCGGAGACGATAAAGGACGTTTATCAGCTCTAGCAACTGGCCAGGGAGATGGAGGAGGCAAACAAGTCCCACCAGCATTCCATGACCAATTGATGTCCTTTAGAAATGAGTGGACCATGGGAGGAGATGGAGGAGCTGAATCATTTTTACCGCAGCAATACCGTCCAAATACAGTATTACAAATCAACCCTGAGACAACCATTGTCCGACCAAGGGCCAATGTATTACCTGCAGGAGATCCACCTGATGCAAAAATCACTCTCCCATCCTTAGACCAAGGATCAAAAGGTGTATACGGGGGTGTAGAAGTAAAATGGATTGGAGAAGGAAAGACAAAGCCAGATACTAGCGGAGAATTGGACGAAATTACTCTTCAACCGAATGAAGTTGCAGCCAGTACCGTTGTTACTGATAAACTATTGAGAAACTGGCAATCTGCAAATAAATTTATTAGTAGTTTGTTAACAAAGGCTATGGATGCTGCTGAAGATATTGCGTTCTTAACAGGCAATGGGATAGGCAAGCCACAAGGTATTCTGAATGCCAAAGGTGGGTTAGCAGTAAACAGAGAAACTGCAAACAAAATTTCGTATGTCGACATTGTATACATGCTTGCAAAACTACTTCCTGATTCTATCGGTGATGCTATGTGGGTAGCTCATCAATCGGCGTTACCCCAACTAATGACATTGCAGGACGGGGCAGGTCGGTATATCTTTGTTCAAGGTGACGCAACAAAAGGAATCCCTAGTACACTAGCTGGAATCCCTATTCGCTTCACTGGCCGGACAAAGCCATTGGGACAAAAAGGAGACTTAGCTCTCTTAGATATTTCTTACTATCTCATTAAAGACGGTTCAGGTCCGTTTGTATCAGCATCTGAGCATGTACTTTTCCGTGATAACAAAACAGTTATCAAAGCATTTTGGAACGTAGACGGAAAACCTTGGGTTATTGAACCACTGACTCTTGAAGATGGTGTCACACAAGTTAGCCCTTACGTCGAATTAGATGTACCGAAAGTGTAGAGGGAGCCTTCTGGGGCTCCTTTTCCATATTAAAAGAGGAGATGATTAGGCATGGCCAATAAAAAATACGTCGTAATAGCCGACTTCGTTGATGAAATAACGGGTAATACCGTACATGCTGGCTCCGTTTTCGAAGCAGATGAACCACGTGCAGAGAGGGGAAAAGAGGCTAAGGTTTTAGGAGATGAAGTAAAAAAAGAGACTTCAAAGTCTAAAAACAACGATCCTAAGCCAAGTACAGAGCAAGCACCACCCGTTGCACTTGAAGCAGAGAATCAAGATGTTCAACAAGCGGATGATCAAGGTGAAAAATAATGTTGACAACACTAGTGAAAGCTAAAAAGCTGATGGGTATACCTGCAGAAAATGAGACGCGCGACGTTGAAATTTTCGCTTTTCTATCAGCATCTTCTACAGCTATCGAGAACTATTGTCGTAGATCCTTCGGTTTACATGAGTACAAAAGCCAAAAATATGACGGCGGTAGAAGCAAGTACTTGTTATTAAAAAATTTTCCTGTCCACTCTGTTTCGAGAGTCCAAATCCATAAAATGGAAATAAAAGATTACGAGATTATTGACGACAAGGGTATGCTGTTCCGCACAACTGGTTGGCAAGCAAAAGAACGTGAAATTTCTATTTCTTATATTGCCGGTTACGTTCTTCCAGCAGATGGCACGGAGGAGAATCCGTGTACGTTACCAGAACCTCTGGAACTTGCTTGCATTCTCTACTGCCAAACGCTCATGCGTACACCAGGAGTGAGCACAGAACGTGTAGGTGATATATCTGTTTCTTACACTAACGAAGGAGAAAACATACCGTTTGCCGTGAAAAGTCTCATTAATCCGTATAGACGGGAGCCGTAAAGGTATGAGTAAAAAAGATCAAGACTGACGCCGTATGTGGGGAGGTGGGTGTAGTGGCAAAAGCTAAGAAAACCCGATCTAAACGAGCAAACGTTGAAATTACAAAGACGACTTATTTACCCGACATCCTTAAAAAGTTACACGAGTTGACCAAAAACGAGGTGCATATTGGTGCGGAAGGCAATGCAGAGTTGGCGATGATTGCCGGGATTCACGAGTATGGTTCCTTAAAAGCTAAGATTCCCGCACGTAGCTTTATTGGCTCCGGTCGCAAAAAATCGCAACGAGTAATTTCTCAGTTGGCCAAACAAGGGGTAAATGCTATCGTTCAGAAAAACGAGACAGCACGGGGCCTACTGAATAAGATTGGGGCAGCGGGTCAAGATAAAACACTTAAAAATTTTGATAAGATTCGTACTCCGTCACTCTCTCCCCGGTACTCCCTTCGGAAAAAGGGGAGAAAGAATAAGATACTGGTACAGGAGCAGCGGCTACGAGACGCCATTACCTATACCATTGTTTCGAGAAAAGGAGGGAAGAAATGATTGGATTTCGTTTTGCTCCTCTATTAAGTCGATACAATAGCCCATATGTCCTCGTCAAGCCCGGTACAGGAGGAGCCTATAATCCGGACGGAGTATGGGAGGAAGCCACGCCTGATCGTGTGTCGTTGCTGGGTCATATTCAACCTGTGAGTGCGAAGCTACAGCAAGTGGAAGGTGGAAGGTATACCGAGGAAGATCGGACACTGTACACAACAAACAAGCACGCCGGAGGAGATCTGATCGAGTACAAAGGCGTGAAGTACACTGTCCATCCTCCAGAAGAACGAGACTATTGTGATATAAACAAATACATCTTAAAGAAGGTGGCTGTCCATGATTCCGTTTAAGGCAATCCGGTCGGCTATTGTACAACCACTCTCAGCACATCTTTCTTTGCCAGTTATCGAAATGAACAGCGGCGGGGACATGCCTAAACAGGCTTTCATGACCTATGATTTCTCAGGTCCAGAAGATGCCCGCGGCTTTCCAATCGAATACCAGGAAGGTGATACCCTTCGCCATATAGGGACGGTTTCTTTTACCGTCTCTTTTTTGTCTTACGCTGACGATAAAGCTACAAGCATAGAAAATGCTTTGAGAGCACGAGATTGGATGAAGCGAGATGGACGCGAGTTATTGAAAGATAGAGTCAACGTGATTGTGTCAGAGATAGGCACAATCGAGAATCGAGACGTGTTGATCGTAGATGATTGGGAGCGAAGACAAGGCTTTGATGTAACATTTCGCACCTTAGATGTAACTGAGGGAGAATTTATAGCGATTGAGAAAGCGCATGTGAAAGGAGTGTATGGGTTTGGCAGTTAAGAGTGATGTTACCGTAACGATTGACATTCAACGACCTACGCCAAAACTTGGTTTTGGCAAACCATTAATTATTGGAACGAGTGCGGCAGGGATGGCCTACAAAACCTATTATGACCTAGACGCAGTACGGGAGGACTTTGCACCTTCTACGGAGGTATACAAAGCAGCCTTTGCTTTGTTGAATCAAGGGGACAAATCCCCGTCAGAGCTTGCTGTCATGCTGCATAAGACGGAAGGCGAGACATTGGCGGATTTTTTACCCAAGATTTTTGAGAAAGACTGGTATTTCCTTGTCTCCACCAGCAGCCAAAAAGCAAGCATCCTGACAATTGCGGATGCTATCGAGCAAAATGACTCTCGTCAATTCTTTGCTAGCTCATCGAATCTGGAAGACCTGGCTGCAATCAAGGCGAAGAAATACACACGAACCACGATGTTCTATCACACAACAACGGATAATTACCCTGAGGCTGCATGGTTGGGGGCCTGCGCCTCTGCTGATGTAGGGAGCATTACATGGAAGTTCAAAACCTTAAAGGGTATTGATGTTCTCGACATTGGTACCACTGAGACGATTCATGATCTAGGAGCAAACACCTATGTAACGAAAGCCGGAGACGATGTAACCAGTGAAGGGAAAACCGTATCCGGTGAATACGTCGACATCATCCATTCCCGTGACTATCTTGTTTTCAGTATTCAGTATGCCATTCAAAAACTACTGAACCGGGCGCCAAAGGTTCGATATGACAATACGGGCATCGCACAACTAGAGAGTGAAGCACGCACAATCTTAAAGCGTGCAGATTTAAACGGTATGATCGCACACGATGACGAAGGACAGGCCATTTTCAATACCAACTTTAAACCACGATCACAAGTTGATCCTGCCGATCGAGAACAGCGCGTTTATAACGATGGTTCTTTTGAGTTTGAATTGGCTGGGGCTATCCATGGAACAAAAATTAAAGGAACTATCAAACTGTAAGGAGGAAAATAATCATGCCAACTTCTACTTATGATCCGAACGACGTTGCAATGATCGTGGAAGGCACCTATCTGACAGGTTTTTCGGAAGATATGGTTGAGATTGACAAGTCGGAAAACAACTACGAGACGAAGGTCGGCGCACAAGGGGACGTGATTCGCAACAGAGTCAATAACCCTACGGGAACGATTACTGTTACGCTACTTCCCAGTAGCCCACAAGTGGCCTTCCTAGACAGCCTCGCCAATTCAGGCAAATTAGTGCCTGTGAGTGTCATCCATTCTGGAACGCCAAAAGAAACGACGACTGTAACGGAAGCCTATGTCACCAAACCAGCTACCCGTACCTATGGAAAAGAAGCGGAAGACCGTGAGTATGAAATCCAGTGCTTGGATTTAGATATGCAATAAATATGAATCTAAAGGAGACGATTACACATGAGCGCATTTAAGCAGAAAAAATTCACTTCGAAAACAGGAAGCACCTATCTTTTCCAACACCCAGGCGTGCGTATGGTATCCAAAATCAATGACGCTTGCAAGAACAAACATGGTGTTGTGATGGAGGAAAGGCTTTCCGAAGAAATTCTGAAACATGTCATTGTCCAACCAAAAATGAAAATTGATGATTTTAGCGACTATAAGGAGTATCAAGATACGATTAATGCCGCCTATGCTTTTATCTCAGGTCGAGATGAGGACGACGACCAGCCAGGCGGTGACAGCTATGATCAGCAAGAAGGAAGCGGAGAAACGAGCTAGGGAGCGTTGGTCGTACTGGCGGCTGCTCTTGTCGGATATGAACATCACCTATGCGGATTTAGACCGGATGGATGAGGACGATATTGCTGAAGCAAACGCGGCACTAGACATCCACATTAAGCAACAGCAAAAGAACCTGGATAAGAAATGAGCGTCTGCGTGGGCGCTCTTTTTGTTGCTGAAAGGCAGGTGGAGTAAGTGGGTGTTATCGGCAATTTAATGTTTGCCGTGGGGTTTAAAGTAGCCGATAGCGCAATCAAAAAGGCCGAAAAGCAGACGGACGGATTGATTAGCAAAGTCGGGTTGCTTGGCAGTGCTTTGGGTGGGCTGACAATCGGGGCTATTGGTTATAAAGCTGCTACGGCAGCCGGGGAATTTACATCTGCCATGACACAGATTCAACAGGCTACCACAATGACCGACGACCAATTGAAAGCAACCGAAGGCATTGCAAACAACCTCTATAAGCAAAATTTTGGGGAAAGCTGGGGCGATTTGGGTAACGCCATTGCGATTACAAACCAAATCACCCAACAGCAAGGCGAAGAGTTAGAGAATACCACACGCAATGCGTTGCTCTTACGGGATGCATTCGGCCACGATGTCACAGAGTCTATCAAAACAGCTGACACGATGATGAAACAGTTTGGCATCACAAGCGATGATTCCTTTAACCTCTTCGCTCAGGGCCAGCAAAAAGGCCTGGATAAATCGGGGGAGCTGTTAGATTCAGCGAATGAATACGCCAACCAGTTCAAGTCATTAGGTTTTACAGCAGACGAAATGTTCGATACGTTAGCAGCCGGCTCTCAAAATGGCGCGTTCAACCTGGACAAAGTCGGTAAACCACAGCATTGCCGACTAAAAATCGCGGGATAAAGCAAGAAAGGTGAGACTCCTAACTTGAACCGAAGGCCATTCAAAGAATGGTCAGGGGCAGAGCATAGAGGGTGAAAAGATATAATCCCTCCACGAGACCGCGACACTGGACGCCCAGTGAAAACATATGCCGACCTTACAGGAACAGGAACTGTAAGAACCGCAGGATAAAAAGCCTACGGGATAACACAGGGATGCAGTCAAAGAGTTCAATATCCGGGCAAAGGATGGCTCAAAATCATCGACAGAAGCGTTTCAAATGCTTGGATTAGATGCGGATAAAATGGCGCAAACATTCGCACGTGGTGGACCTGAAGCGAAGAAGTCTTTCGATCAAATCTTGCAAATGATAGCTGCTATTGAAGACCCGGTTCAGCGTAACACGGTTGGGGTTGGCCTCATGGGTACACAATTTGAGGATTTAGAGGCGCCTGTTATTGCTGCTATGGGTACAGCACAGAAGCAGTTTGATAGGACGAAGGACACCATGGACAAGGTGAATCAAGCCAAGATCGATTCACCTGGACAAGCCTTGGCCTTGATTGGGCGTCAAATAGAAACAGGATTACTCATTCCCTTGGGAAAGGTTCTCCTTCCTATGCTTATGGGCGTTTCGGAAGGTATTGCCTTTTTCACGGAGCATATCGACGTGTTAGGGCCAGCTGTTGGGGGAATTGCTGTTGTGATTCTTGGAGCATTGGTTCCGGCCATGTGGGCATCTGCTACGGCTGGTTGGGCGATGGTTGCCCCGTTCATGCCGATAATCGCCACCGCCTTGTTAGTGGGCGCAGCCATTGCGGGTGTTATCCTCATCTTTAAAAATTGGGGGGCAATTGGCCCTTGGCTGGCCCAAAAGTGGCTGGCTTTTAAGACGTGGACAATTGGAATATTTAACAGCGTGTTACAGTTCTTCCAAACGTGGGGCCTTACCATCTTGGTTATTTTGAGTGGCCCGGTCGCATGGGTTGTTGCGCTCATCGTGAAATACTGGGATCAAATCAAAGCGTTTACCGTGACCACGTTCACAAACATATGGTCTTCGATCACGAATACGTGGAACAGTATCACCGGCTTTCTTTCTGGGATCAATCTGTTCGAGATCGGGAGGAACGTCATTCAAGGAATGATTGACGGGATAGGCTCAATGGCAACGGCCCTCATGGACAAGATGACAGCCATTGGGGACGGCATTACCGATAAGATCAAGACGATCCTGGGTATTCACTCCCCGTCGCGGGTCATGATGGATGTGGGCTTTTACACCGGGGAAGGCTTGGCCCAAGGGATTGAAAGCACACAAGCACGAGTTGCAGCCGCCTCCACAGGATTGGCAGATGACGTAACCGCACCGCATCATGATACACCTGCGGCAAGCCTGCCTCCAACAACGGCAGCGGGAGCTTCTTCAGGGGCTGGAGCAGGAACGGTGCGAATGGAAATTGTCATTAAGATTGATGCATCGGGTGGAGCTGACGCCAAACAGACAAGCGGAGCGATTGCAACAGAGCTGAAACCTACGCTACAAGAAATCATTCAGAGTGCCGCACGCAGGTTAGGGGTTGTATTGGTGGTGGAGGAAACCTAATGGCAACAATTAACGGAATGTATGTTCTAGCAGAAAGCGAAGACCCCAAGTATGAGGTAGATGTCACAGATCAACCGGTTGAGGACGGGGTTGACACCAGTGATCACGTTCAACGAAAGCCACGGGCTATGGATGTGAGCGGCTATATCGTGGGTGACGATGCAGCCCAAATTCGGGAGAAGCTGATTGCTTTGGCCGATAAAGGTAAGATTGTGCATTTTATGGGCCGCAACCTGTTTACAGGTGTCATTCAATCTCTTAGCACCAAACATGACTACAAAATTGCTAACGGCTTTTCCTTCTCCCTTTCTCTAAAAGAAATACGGATTGCCAAATCATCCTATGTGGAAACCTTGCCGATTCCCATCAAGGCGGCAGCAGCTCCAGTAATCAGCTCAGGACGGAAGCAAAAGAAGAAAAAAGGAAAGGGAAAAGGAGATAAAAAGGTCGAGAAAGTGAAATTCAAGGCAGGTAGCCCATGGGCCGATGAGTAGGTGAATCCAATGGAAATCATCGAGATTGAAAAAGAACAAATCCCGTATCGGTTTGAGATCGCCCTACCCGATACGGTTTTTACATTTGAAGTCCATTACAACAGTGAATACGACTTCTTTACCGTCGATTTGGAACGAGACGGCGAAGTATTAGCAACAGGAAACAAAATCGTATATGGAGTACCACTGTTTTCCAGTAGCGTGAATGACCGATTCCCTCGTGTAGAGATTCTACCCTATGACGAGTCAGGAAGCACGCAAGTGGTCACCTGGGCTACATTGAGCGAAACAGTGTTCCTATATGTATTTGAGGAGGAAGAGGATGGGTAATTTTGGTCGAGTGGTGGAGGTCATGGTGAATCATCTGTCTTTCTCCATGGACAGCTATGCCATAGAGGGGACTATTCCTTTTGACAATGACCTTCTCCCCAACGAAAGCGAAATCAAACTATGGAATCTATCACGGGATACCATTAGCAGAATCAAGAGAAACGATGTGCTAATGATCAATGCCGGGTATCGAGGGGACGTGGGTGTCATCTTGCATGGTTTTGTGTCTAAAGTGCAAACCAAACGGGAGGGCGTGGATACGATCACCACGATTCACGTTCTGGATTCCGAAGACCTTTCCAAGCGAAAGGTAACAGATAAAGCCTATGCCAAGGGGACACTTGCCAGCTATATCCTCAAGGATATGGCGAAGCAGCTAGGCCTTCCTGTTGCTCAGTTCCAACTGAATCAGGATTACAGGTATGTAGAGGGCTATACTGCAAGCGGAGAAGTGACAGAAATAATCAGCAAAGTAGCGGCAGATTGCGGCACGAGCGCCTTTGTTAACAAAGGGAAAATTTATATCCGTAATTTGCGAAAGGGTGCTGATGATGTGTTTGCGTTGTCAGCAGATACGGGCCTAATTGGTTCACCTGAGCCGTTTGAAGAAGAAAAATTTAAAGGGTTTCATATTCGTTCCCAATTGCAATACCGGATCACGACAGCTTCTGTTATTGACTTGCAAAGCAAGGATTTTACCGGGCGCGTCCATGTACGAAGTGGTACCCATACGTTCAGTCGAACCGGAGATTTTGTAACAGAAGTGGAGGCGATTCTGCCATGACGATTGATCCGGCAGGGGACTTGGCGCGTTTGATTGACATGGTGATCCGCAAACGATTAGCAGAATCGTGCGTGGCTTTCCCATGTAAGGTGCTGTCCTTTGATGAATCAACGGGGACGGCGACCGTTCAGTCATTGTTTCAACTGAGTGAGCAGGCACCATCCCCCGTTCAAAATGTCCCAGTAACGGGCCATAAATACCGAATGGACAACGGGGAGATCAAAAAAGTTCCGCACATGTTGGAATCAGGGGATATTGTCTTTGTAGCTTGCGCAGATCGACAAATCAGGGACACCCTACAGGGGGCGGTTACCCAGCCAAGCAGTCAGCGTATCCACGACCGAAACGATGCGGTCATTGTGGGGGTGATGCCATGCAGTCTCTTCGACTCGTAGACGATGACTTGACCTTTGATGAGCGCGGGGAACTGGTTTGGGTGGATCAAGTGGAGGAAATCGCCCAATGTGTGCAGCGAATATTGAGTACCAACAAAGGAGAATGGTTCTTAAATCCTTCCATGGGGATTCGATTTTCCGTGTTCTTTGAGAAGATTCCGAATTGGGACAAGATGCGGGAGGAAATCCGGCAAGGTATCTTTCAGGAGCCGCGGATTCAAACAGTAGAGTCCATTGATTTCCAAGTGGATCACAAACACCGTATCCTTTCGATTCAGTTTGTCGCCACGGCCAACACTGGAGAGGAGATCAGTCAGGAGGTGAAGATTGATGCTGGATGAAAAAGGATTTAAGCGGAAGAGGTTTGCCGACCTTTTCGATAGCCTAGAAACCAAGGCAAAAGCAGTTTTTGGGGAACAGGTCAACACAACGGAGCGCTCCCCACTCGGGATTATCCTTCGGTTGTTTGCCTGGAGCTTGTCGCTTATCTGGCAACTTGCCGAACACGTTTATAACAGCGCTTATGTAGATACGGCAGAGGGCGTTTCACTAGAACGCGTGGGAAAGTATATTGGTATCAAAAAGCGCAGTTCCCTCCCTGCAAAAGGAGAGGTTGTCCTACGCGGAGAGCCGGGAACGGTCGTCCCTAGTGGCTTTCTTGTGGGAACAGAGGCGGACACGATTTTTGAAACCAAACAAGCACTAACCTTTGATGAAAGCCGGACAGGTAAAGTGGAGGTTGTTGCCATCGAGCCAGGAACGAAAGGCAACGTGCCTGCCCATACCATTGTAAAGATTGTGAATCCTATTGCTGGCGTCAGTGAAGTAATCAACCCGGAGTCAACCAGTGAGGGACGGGATGCCGAAACTGACATGGAATTTCGGAAACGGTATGACGATTCCGTTTCCAAGATTGGAGCCAGTACCCTGGATGCGATCCAAGCGGCATTGCTGGACACCCCTGGTGTACGTTCGGTCTTGGTTGAGCATAACGACACCATGGCCTATATCAAGGATCGTCCACCAAAGAGCGTAGAAGCATTTGTGTATGGTGGAGAAGATGAAGCGATTGCCAACGTCATTTTAAATACGAAATCTGGTGGAATACAAGCGTATGGAACTACCGTTAGGGAGGCCAAAGACATTGGTGGAAACATCCACAATATCGGTTACACCAGAGTGAAAGAGTCTCCTATTTACATCAAAGTAGCCTTGCAAACAAATGTAAAATTCCCGATCGATGGAAAAGAAAAAGTAAGGATGCAGATCATTCGTTATATCGGTGGTCAAGATGAAGACGCCACGGAATTTTTAGGTTTGGGAATAGGTGAAGAGGTAATTTTCAGTAAAGTTATCCACTATATCCACAATGTTCAAGGGATAGAAGACGTTCAGTTGGAACTGTCTCAAGATGGCATCAATTATTCAAAAGAAAATATTAAGATTGTTCGGGCGGTAGCGAAAACAGACTGGAAAAAGGTCGTGGTGACATAGTGGAATTCCGACAACTTTTAAAAAAATTAACGGACAATTACGTTAAGTCGCCAGGCAGTAACATAGGGAAACTTTTCCGTATTTTCTATGACGAAGTGCAAGAAATCAAACAAACATTTGAAAAAATAGAACGCTATCGTGACATTGACGAAGCACTTGGATCAACGCTTGATCGAATCGGAAAAAACCTAAATCAGCCAAGATCACATCTAGGCGATGACTCTTATCGAGTATTGCTTAAAACCAAAATAAAAAGAAATACAAGTCGAGGGGATATAAACACAATCATTGAGGTATTTGCATCCGTGATGGGTATTCGGCATGAACAGGTGTATGTTCGTGAAGTTTTTCCTGCTGGCCTCTACATTAGAGTTCCATTAACTCCTTTACGGGACGCTTTGTTTGACTCTGCCAACGTGATTGGTCAATTTGTACAAGGGACGCTTGCTGCTGGGGTAGGGCTTGAAGTTCCGTTTGAAGGAACATTTGAGTTTGCTGAAAGTACGCAACAAGAGTTCGATGATAAGAAAGGATTTAGTGACCTTGATCAAGAGACTGGCGGATACTTTGGCGGTGTTTATAAATCCACATAGAGGAGGCGTTGATATTGCCCGATATTCAATTACCGGAGTGGCATAATTCTGGTAAAGAGCCACCAGAGGAAAAGAAACAAGAGGGGTGGCTTGCCACTGAAAAACCACCAGCGGACTGGTTTAATTGGCTATTTTACACGATTTTCAAAGCACTTGAAAAACTCAAATCGAAACTAGGAAGTGCAGAAGACATCCTTTCCAATCACGTTGAAAAAGGTGGAAATACTCATCCTAACGCTACACCCACAACGGCTGGTTTTATGAGTGCAACTGATAAAGATAAGTGGGACAAGCACAATGGTGCTGGCGGGACAGCGCACTCGTTAGCAACCACCAAACTGGCAGGATTTATGTCTCCAGAGGATAAAGACGCTTTGGGATCATGTAATAAATACAGAAGTGGTTACGACGCGACAACTCAGATTCACACAGTTATTGAGTACAAGAGAAAAGATGGCACGACTTATATGACCTCAGTTTTGACTAATAAAGTAGGAAATGTTTACAAAGTAGATACACGACAATACTACGAACTCGATGGGATAACTAAAGGAAAGAGAGAGGTGGTTGATATCACTTATAATGCTAAGGGCGATCCAGAAAATGAGGTGATAAGAGAATGATTGGTACAGAAATACTGCGAGATCATGGGATAGGATTGGGAAAGTACAAAATAAATAGCCTCATTCGTAACGTAAACCTGAGCAACCCTATTTGGACGCTAAAAGCAAGTTGGGCTACAACGTATAGCCGTGGTTCTGAGTTCTTCGTAATGGACAAATGGGGCGGCCAAGTGTATTTTACGAACGATTCACCGCGTAGGGTCTTAGAAAAAAGAAGGTTACTAACCGGCGGGCTTTCTTGGAGCATAACGATGCCATCTACTATCAATGACGTTGTTGTAGATTCACAAGATAACGTGTGGGTTCTCACTGTTTCAGAGGTTCGTAAATACGACTCTTCTGGCAGTAGCTACACGGACTATAGCAGTAATGGCGGTGGATACCATATCTATGTTGACAGCAGCGATAACGTATACGTGGCATCATTTGGCAAGGTATTCAGTTTAACCAATGCGGGCGCACCGAGGTGGATGCAATCCCTCCCTAATACATCTGGTTCAATAGGCTCAGCTATAGGGGCGGAAGGAATTTATTTGTTTATGGAGGCACCCGCACGCAGCGCTCGTAAGTTGAACTTCAAAGGGGAAGTGGTATTAGACGCAACTCTATCATTTTCCTATGATGGCAAAGGAGTAGTATCGAGTGGCGAAATCATTTACTTTCCATCGGCAAAGATTAGTAAAAACCTAGAGGTATTAGCACGAGTTCCGCAAAGTTTGGGATCTTATCTATCTAATATTGTCATAGACGCAAATGATAATCTTTACATCGCCTCTAACTTAGAAAATAGGCATGTTCTTATGTCGCTCAATAACGATTTGACAAAGAGGGCTTCGCTACCAATGACCGATACAGCTGTATCGGGAGCTCTCGGAATAACGAAAGAAGGCTATCTGATTGTGTCCGATCTGGATACGGTCAAAGTTTACGATCTAGGATTTTCAATTCTGGGGTAAAAAGGGGGATATGACAAGATGATTTACATTGAGTTTGTTCAAGAATCAGAAGCGAAAAGCTTTGTAAACTTAATACATTACAATCCGTTTGATTCCAAAGAGGGAGTAGGAAAGACCGAAAAACAGTTACGCCTAACGGGTGCATTGATTGAGGCATTACCTGCGAGAGAAATGCAAAGCGGAAAGGACGCAATGTTGTATTACAATCCTCAGACGAGTGAAGTTTGGTATGAGTATGTCGACGTTTCCTTGCCTGCTGAAGACCGAATTGCTCAGTTGAAGGTAGAGCTGGCTGAAGCTAAAGCGGAAAATCTTACGATTATGGACGCTGTAGCGCAGGTATACGAGGAGCTACAGGTACTGAAAGGAGGAAGTACAGATGGCGGAAATCTATTACAAGCTGATTAGGGCTGATCGTCGTTCGATTGATCAGGTGCCAGTTAATCTTCAAAGGGAAGTCCGAGCGATGCTGCATGCTGACAGCAAGCCTTTGGCATAAAGCCTTCTCACAAATGAGAGAGGCGTTTTTTTATGGGGAGCTGATAGGCTCCCTATTTTATTTACCCCAAGGGGTGAGGAGGCATGACACATGCGGCTAACAAACGAGATTCAAACTTTATTCAAGCCAGGAAACGGAATTGCTGCTCTTGTAGGGGCCGTGGTCCTCCCGTGGATCGATATTTTATACGGTGCAGAGCGTCGAGAAGTCTTGGTTTTGTTCTGTTTAATAATTGGAGCGGATTGGCTTACAGGTGTTTGTGCATCGAAAAGAGAGAAAACCTATTCATCTGATTATGGGATCAGGAAAGGAATACCACGCACTCTGTTCATTTTCTTGTTACCTATCATTGCTAATTTTTTTGACGCTGCCTTAAAGACTCCTGGATTCCTTTTTTATGGAGTCATATTTGCCTTGTGTTACCACACATGGGTAAGTATAACAGCAAATGTTGTACGTGCGGGATGGGGGAGAATTGTCCCTATATCTGTTATGAAAATTATAGGTTCGGAACTGAAGGCAAAAGCAGAGCGATCACAGAGACATAAGGAGGGGAAATGATGGAGATGACCACTGATATCGCGACATTAGCCGCAATTGTTGCGGCGCTTACTGGTGTGGCTAAAGGCTTTGGGGTTCCGAATAAATATGCTCCATTAGTCGCTATGGCTTTTTCGGCTCTTTTTGTATTTCTTCCAAACGGAGGATTAAAAACCAATCTACTAACAGCGGTAGTCGTTGGATTAACGGCTGCGGGAGCATATAGCTATGTGAAACCAGACAGCGGAGGGAACAAACAATGAAACCACAAGACTTTATAGATAAGATTGCGCCAAATGCTGTAGCCGATATGAAGAAAACAAAGATACCTGCATCTCTTACAATTGCTCAGGCTATCCTTGAATCAGCTTGGGGAGAGAGTGGACTAACTAAGCGAGGAAATAACTTGTTCGGTATCAAAGGAACAGGCCCAGCAGGTGTATGCGCCATGCCTACAAAAGAAAATTACAACGGTAAATGGACAACTATCACAGCTAATTTCCGAGCTTATAACAACTGGAGCGAGTCTATTGCAGACCATTCCAAACTAATCTTAAACGGCACAAGAGACAATCCTACGCGCTATCATGGTGTGCTAGGTGCTGATTATAAAACTGCTTGCCATGCTATCCACAAGGGCGGTTATGCCACTGATCCTGGTTATCCAGGTAAGCTGATTGGATTGATTGAAAAGTACGGTTTAACTAAATATGACAAGGAGGAAAAAACGGTGAAACCAGAGGTAGCGAATGAAATTATTAGCCATTTACAGGGGCAATGGGCTTTTTACAATCAGATGGGGATGGCTGATAAAGCTTCAAGAATCGGACAGTTGGCAGATGAGTTGAGGGTTGCAAGTGGGCAGGAAGCACAAAATAAATAGTTCTTAGAAAGTGCTGGTTAAAAACTGGCACTTTTTCTTTTCCCTACTACGCACATAATCTACTACATCACGGGAGCTGATACGATGATCTACAACATGGATTGCATAGCTGGAGCAAAACAACACTTACAAGACGATTCTATCGATCTACTCGTTGCCGATCCACCTTACAATCTAGGTTTTGGAGGCACAAACATGGCTAAAAACAAAAAGCCTAGATTTAGTATCATCGCAAATGATCGGTTAAGTCCAAGAAATTATCAGCGATTTACCTTTCAATGGCTCCGAGAAGCGTACAGGGTTTTAAAGCCAGGTAGACATATTTACGTATTTATCGATTGGCGTATGTATCCCCTTTTATATTTGTGGATGCAGCGCGTTGGATTTACTATAAAAAACTGTTTGGTTTGGAATAAAGTACACATGGGCATGGGCTGGCAATATCGCTATCAGCATGAATTCATCATCTTTGCTGTAAAGGGCAAGAATAAGGCTCGTCGTGTTTCGAATCGTTGTGCTACTGACATCTGGCCGATACCACGAATCGCAGGTCAAAAGACCATTCATCCCACCGAGAAGCCGGTTAAACTTATGGAGGATATCATTCTGAACAGTAGCCAGGAAGGTGAAACGGTAGCGGATTTTTTCTTGGGCTCTGGTCCTGTGGTTGAAGCGGCCAACAAGCTTAGCCGTAAAATAACAGGCTTTGAAATAGATGAGGTTTATTTTAATTTGGCAAGTAGTAGAAGAAAATCGCCTCCTTTATAGGAGGCTTTTTTAATAATATAGAGGAAAAAAGTACCATGTATAGAAGTAAGTATTTATGTCGAAAGGAGGTAAATGATGGAGCAAGTAGTAAGCGTAGTTCATACGGAAGTACCTAAAGTAGAAGGGCACTCATATTTTGATGGCGGTTTATTTCAGTACATAGGATGGTCGATATTAGGTGGACTAATCACGTTTTGTACACTTGGATTTTGCTATCCCTGGGCTTTATGTAAAGTTTACAAATGGAAGATCGAGCACACAGTAATAGAGGGTCGTCGTTTGAAATTCAACGGGACAGCTGTAGGTTTGTTCGGGAATTGGATAAAATGGTGGTTATTATGTTTTATAACACTTGGTATTTATAGTTTCTGGTTGTTTATCGCACTTGAAAAATGGAAGACAAAACATACTACCTTTCAATAAGAAAAATCCCTCTGACGGAATTTTGAACTGTGACCCTATTTGTAGACAGTTTTAAAAGAATACCTAACTAGGCAGCTAAAAGGTGACTTCTGAATTCATCAGGGGTCATCTTTTTTAATGACCACTGGTAACGTTCAGAATTGTAATAATCAATGTAACTGTCTACTCGATCCCTCAACTCTTGTATCGTTTGACATGTCTTATATTCCAAATCGTCTTTCATATGACCAAAAAAAGTTTCCATTGAAGCATTATCCCAACAGTTTCCCTTACGGGACATGGACTGCCTAAAGCCTGCTTTCTTGATTAAGCGACGGGTTTTAAAGTGGGTATAATGCAAACCTTGGTCTGAGTGTAGAATGGCTTCGGGGTGAATGTTGCCATCTAGCCGTTGGAACAGTCGTTTCAAAGTAATCCTCACCAATGGAAGCTTTAAAGATGAAGAAAGATAGTGAGCTAAAATCTGTTTTGTTGCCCCATCCTTGACTACCGACAGGTAGGCACATTGACCATTACCGTAATACATATACGTAATATCGGTGAGCAGCACTTTTTCAGGTTCTCCCTGATCAAACTGACGTTGTAACAGGTTGGGACATGTTTGGTACTCTTGTGTTGCCTTAGCTAATTTTCTATAGGGATTGGCTTGGCGAATGGTAGCAACAAGTTTATACTTTCGCATCAATCGACGAATCTTTTTATGATTCATGATCACTCCACTTTCACGCTCAAGTCGCATCTTAATAACTAATGCTCCTGCTTTACCATGAAGAGCGTCAAAGTGCTTCTTGATAAGTTTAATGTCATGCTCGTCCGCATCCTCTCGTAGCTGTCGAATTTTCTCCGCACGAAGCCAACGGTAGTAGCCACTCGCACTAACACATGCAAGTTTACAAAGATATCGTGTTACATCACGCAAATTGTACTGACGTATGGTGCGATTAATGATTTGATAGCGCTCGGAGGGGGATAACGTTACCTCTGCAACTTCTGCTTTTCGAGCGCGTCGAGCTTTTTTAAAAAGTCGTTCTCCGCCTCTAAAAACTTGATACGTGCCTCAGCTCGTTTAAGCTTTTCCTCTACGGACAACTCCGTTGTCGAGGGTCTACCCGTACTTTTCTTTCCACGTTGTTCTTCTAAAAGGCCGATCTCTCCATGAATTTGATACACATTACGCCAACGTTTTAAGCATGTTTTTGGTTTGTCATGACCAATAACGTCTATGTCAAAACCAGCACCACAAAAAATTTCCATAGGTGTTTGCCCCTCTTGATACGCTTTGACAGCTGCTACCTTAAATGCTGGTGCATAAGTAATACTTTTGTACGTTACATGCTGAACATAAGGGTTAGCTTCAAGATATTTCATTTCTTGTTCCGTGAAAACTGTTTTTCCCAT